AAATTATACACAATCAAGTGCAGCTTCTGATTCCAATGGCTACGGAACTTTTGAATACGCACCCCCATCAGGCTACTACGCCTTATGCACTAAAAACTTAGCGGAGTACGGATAATGGCTTATACAAATATAGACGACCCATCTGCACATTTTCAGATTAAGCTTTGGACTGGTAATGGTTCAACATCAACAGGTATAACAATTACCAATGATGGTAACAGTGATTTACAACCCGATTTAATATGGAATAAGCAACGAACAACCGCAAATCACGGATTATGGGATTCTTCTAGAGGTATTAGCAGAAGTTTAACCTCAAACAATACCAATGCAGAACAATACAATGCAGGAAAAGGAATTACTTCATTTAACACCAATGGTTTTACTGGTGTTAAAGAAGGTTGGGTACAATTTAATAGGTCAGCAGAGCCTTATGTAGCATGGCAATGGAAAGCCAATGGTGGTACGACCTCAAGCAATACGGATGGCAATACAACCACTACAGTTCAAGCCAATCAGGATGCAGGGTTTAGCATAGTTACTTACACAGGCACAGGCTCTGGCAGTCAGACAATGGGACATGGACTAGGGGTTACTCCTAACATAGTTTTAACAAAAAATAGAAGTGGTACTGGCAGAGCTTGGTCATTTAATGGAAATATTGGACCTTTAATTTATGGCACAAACAAACTGACTTTAAATCAGTCTACTGCTTTAGCAGCAGATACCAACGATATTACAGCAGCCAGTTCTACAACTTTTACTGGTGGTGGAAGTAATGGTACAAATGCTAATGGTGTTACTTATGTAGCCTACTGTTTTGCAGAAAAACAAGGCTACAGCAAGTTTGGCAGTTATGTCGGTAATGGGTCTACATCAGATGGAGTTTTCGTGTATCTAGGATTTAAACCTGCATTTATTATTACAAAGAAAACATCAAGCACTTCTGCTTGGAGAATGTATGATAATAAAAGAGGAGCTTTTAATTTAAATCATCAATATTTATTTGTAGATCAGCCTGATTCAGAAGGTACAAATAGTTATGGTGTAGATTTTTTAAGCAATGGGTTCAAAATGAGAAATAATTTTAGTGAATCAAACTATAATGGTCAAACATACATCTACATGGCATTTGCAGAAAACCCATTCGTAACATCAACAGGTATACCAACAACAGCAAGATAATATATAATAGGAATTAATATGTGGGCATTAGTAGAAAACAATCAAGTAACTCAGGTTTATACCAGACCTAAAGCAATAACCATTGGGGATGTATCTTATCCACAAAATATCTTTATGCTTTGGTCTAGCGATGAACTTGAAGCAATAGGCATTTATGAAGTGGTTGTCGATAACAGCAACTTTAAAAATCCATCTTATTACATCAACACTGATCAATCTTTTGATTTTGCTAACGATGTGGTAACTGCATCATATGGTACAGCTACAGCTAAAAACTTAGACGATACAACTGATCCTGATACTGGTGATGTAACTCATGGTCTTAAATGGAATCACAATCAAGTGATTATCAATCAAGCCTATGGTTTATTACAACCTAACGATTGGTATGTGGTCAGAGAGACTGAAGCTGGTACAGCTATTCCTGCTGATTGGTCTACTTTTAGAACTGATGTCAGAAGCACAGCAGCAGATATGCAAAGCAAAATTGATGCTTGTACCACAGTTGATGAGTTAGCAGCCTTGTATGAATACAATGATGCTGAACCACCTGTCAGACCATTAGGAGAATGGCCAACACCTCCATCTAGTTAATGACTAATAAAGCGAGGTCTTATACAATAAGGCTATGGCATTATTTCCAATAACACCCCCCGCAGGAATCGTAACCAATGGTACAGACTACGCCAATAAAGGGCGTTGGGTCGATGGTGATTTGGTGCGTTTTGAAAATGGTTATCTAAAACCTATTGGCGGGTGGGAAAAACTTAAAGCAACAGCATTGGACGGAGCTATCATAGGTCTTTATGGTTATAAAGATAATGCTGGTAACAATGTTCTAGGAGTTGGTACAAGAGAAAAAGTATATGTCTTGTATGACAATACTTGGACAGATATTACACCAGTAGGCTTTGTTAATGATGCAAGTGATGATCCATTAGGCTTTGGTGCATATCATTATGGTGAAGAAGACTATGGTGATGCCAGGAGTCAATCTGGTCTAGTTCTACAAGCTGGTTATTTTTCTTTTGACAACTGGGGTGAAGATTTAGTCTTTACTTTTTCTAAAGATGGAAAGATTTACAAATGGCGACCAAACTCAGGCGGAACAGCCGATACCATAGCAACAGTTGTAACCAATGCACCCACAGGCAACTTATCAACCTTAGTGACCAATGAAAGACATTTAGTGGCTATAGGCTCGTCAGATGACCCCAGGAAGGTTGCTTGGTCAAACAGGGAAGATCGTAACAATTGGACATCGAAGGCCACAAACACAGCAGGAGACTTACAAATACCTACAGGCGGAAGAGCCTTGTTTGGTGTTAAATACAGATCTGATGTTATCATTTTTAGTGATACTGGTATTAACAGAATGTTCTATGCTGGATCACCTTTTGTCTATGGTATAGCCGATGCTGGAACTAACTGTAAATCAATCAGCTCCAGAACAGTTGTATCAACAGGTAACTTCCTTGCATGGATGGGTGAAAATGCTTTTTATATTTACGATGGCAATGTAAGAGAATTACCTTGCGAAGTGCATGATTATGTCTTTGACCAAATCAATGTAGCAGGAAGGGGTGCGTGTTGGGGTGGACATAACTCTAACTTTAATGAAATATGGTGGGGATTCCCAAGCGGTGACTCACAATACACTTCTAACAAATATGTAATATGGAACTACAATAGCAATGTTTGGTCTATTGGTTCTATGGACAGAGGTTTTTGGATTGACCAAGGTGCATTTACTTATCCGATAGCTGGTGACTCACAAGGCTTTGTCTATGAACATGAATCAACCACATTAGACAATTCACCTAACCTAAACTCACAAGTGCCATTTTGTGAGACAGGGCCTATACAAATAGGCAATGGTGATAACTATGTGCAATGCAATCAAATATTACCAGACGAAGAGGCTAACTCTTTACCTGGTGTTACCCTCAGTTTCAAAGGTCGATTTACTCCATTAGGCCCAGTTACGGACTTTGGATCATTTACTTTTGAAAATGATGGCTATACCGATGCAAGATTTACAGCACGACAAGTACAAATGACAGTTACAGGTAGCACCACACAAGACTTCCAAGTAGGTAATATACGCCTAGATGTAAAACAAAGAGGCAGAAGATAATGGATCTATCTGCACAAAGACAGTACATACAAAGAGCAACCAATGTTAAGTATTCTTTTACAGCTACCACACAGCAAACTATCTATACAGCACCTAGCGGTGGTGACTTTGATTTTGCAGTCATTAAAGGTTTTTTGGCTTGTGACCATGGTAATCAACAAACCAATTTAGATGTATCTATAACAGATACTAGCTCTAATGAGTTTTTTATCTATAAACAACATAACATAGCAGCACACGCTACTGAAGAATTACAAACCAATGCAGGAATTATTTTGCAACAAGGCGAAATCATAAAAGCACAAGTTAATCATGCAAACATTCACTTGGTTTTAAGTATTATAGAATATGGAAAAGGCGACTAATAAAGTCACGCCCATTAAAAGAGAACCTGAAGAATGGGAAGTTCAGTGGGAACGCTGCAAGCCATATATAGCAAAAGCTATCAAACATCAAGATTCCTATACAATAGACGATATAGAGGATAAAATAAGACATGGAATATTCCATTTATGGCCAGCTAAGAAGTCGGCTATGATAACTGAATTTGTAGTATTCCCCCAAAATACAGCAATGAACTTGCTATTTTGTGGTGGTGATTACAAGGAGTTAGAGGATATGTTGCCATCCTTAGAGGCATTTGCAAAAGCCGCTGGTTGTAAAAGATTATATGGCGGTGGCAGAAAAGGATGGTTAAGAAAACTAAAACATTTAGGTTTTAAATCAGAACATTTAATTAGAAAAGAATTATGAGCAAAGGCAGATCAACAACAACCGCAGAAATACCAGAATATCAAAAACGACAAGAGCAAGAATTATTCTCTGCTGCTAAAGGTTTAGCTGGTACACCATTCGTTCCATATACAGGCCCTAGAGTTGCTGGATTTAACCCAGATCAACTTAGACAGTTTCAAGCCACCCGTGGCTTATTTGAGACTGGTATGGAGTATGACCCTTTAACTGGCATACAAGAATTAGCACAAAAAGAAGCCCCACAAATAGGTCAGGTTGGCTCATTATTAGGAGCTGACATAGGTGCATATCAATCACCTTACACTCAACAAGTGATAGATCAGTCTATGGCTGATATACAAAGACAAGCTGATATAGCTAGAGGTCAAGCACAATCCCGGGCAATCGGCGCAGGTGCATTTGGTGGCTCACGCTCTGCTTTATTAGAATCTGAATCACAAAGACCTTACATAGAACAACAAGCTAGAACTGCTGCTGGTTTAAGAGAAGCTGGATTCCAACAAGCTCAAAGAGCAGCCGAATCAGACATTGCAAGACAACAGCAAATGGCAATGTTTGCCCCAGAATTAGAGCTACGCGCAAGACAACAACAAGCAGGACTGCTTGGGGGCGTGGGCGCGGAGCAGGCAGCAAGACTTGGACAGCTTGGTCAGATTGGTCAACAACAACAATTGCTACAACAACAAGCTCTTGGAGTACCTTATCAAGAGTTCCAAAGAGCTTTGGCATATGGCCCTCAACAGCTTGGTTTATTACAAGCTGGCATGGGTACACCTTTAGTCAGCCAATCCACAGAAGGAAAAATTGGTGCTGGAGATGTTGCTGGGTTTGGTGCAGAAATGTTTGCTTTATCAAAATTATTACCTTTTATAACATCAGACGAAAGATTAAAAGAAAATATCAAACTAATTGGTAAGTCTGAAAATGGACATAACTTATACACTTGGGATTGGAATAATAAAGCCAAAGAGCTTGGAGTTAATGATCCAACCACAGGTGTTCTTGCACAAGAGGTTATGAAATATATGCCTGAAGCAGTCATTGAAAATGACAATGGGTATTACATGGTTAATTACGGAGCTTTATAATGGCTTTATCAGATTATCTTAACAAGTTAAATCAACTTCAAGGTATGCAACCACAACAATCACCTATTGGTATGCCACCAGTAGGAATGTCTGAAAAAGATCAAAAGAATAAAAATTTAGCTATTATGCTATATGCTTTAGGTGGTGCTTTGCGTGGTAAAAGCGCATTAGAAACTGGTTTGGGTTTACAACAAACATTAGCAGCTCAAGAACAACAAAAAATACGCAAACAGCAAAGAGAGCAATTTTTACAACAAAATCCTCAATATGCTACACAAATGGCAGCAATAGAAGCTGGTATACCAAAAGAATTTGTAACACCTAAATCAATGTTTGAGGGTCAAGGTACTACAAATCAATTTATGAATGTTTTGTTGCAAGGTCAACAAAATGAAAGTGTTAGATCTACACCATTATATAAAACTGCTTACAATTATTTATCACAACCTAAAACTGAAACTTTTATTAACGAGCAGGGCCAACAGGTTACTAGAAGTATTCCGGGGATGATTGCTAAACAAGATTATTTACCACCTACAGGGGTTGAGGTTGCAGATTTACAAAAGGATCAAGTACAACCATCTATGGTAGATTCTATGGAAAAAGTAGATAAAGATGTTGTTGTCGAAGTTACCCCAGAAAGAAGAAAAGAGCTAATCAAAAATATAACTGTTTTGGATAACACATCAGCCAAATTAGATACTTTTTCTAAAAAAATAGAAGAAATTGAACCCGGAGTAACAACTTTTGGAACAGAAAGAGCAGATATTCAAAATGCTTATACAAGTATTTTATTAGAATTGAAAAATTTAGAAGAGCTAGGAGTTTTAGCTGGCCCTGATTTAGATTTATTGCAAGGTATGTTAGGAGATCCAACAAGCTTTTACCAAAATATTGCTATGGGTGGAGCAGAAGGCACAAAATTACAAATTCGAAATATTAAAGATTATATTAAGGAGAAAAAAACAAGATTTTCTCTAGAGCTTGGCGAAAAAATAGAAACACCACAAGGCACAACAAGACAAGAAACTGTTTTTCTAAATGCTAGACAAATTATTCCTAACAACGATAACACTGGTTGGATATATAAAGACACAGGTGAACCAGCGCAATAATAACGATGGCAGAGCAAACACTACCACCGCTACCACAAGGCGCAACCAAAACACTACCACTACCTAGTGGTGCTTTATCTTTTGATAGATTAGATAAAAAAACAGGTGCGCCCAAACAATTAAGAGCAACGATTGCTGCTTATAAAAAACCACTAGACAAGCTAAAGCTAATACAAAAATATTATCCAGATGCTATTCCTTTTGGTGACGACAATTATGTTTTTAGAAATCCAAAAACAAAACAACCAACTTTATTTAATCCAGGTGGTTTTGATATTGGCGATGTTTTTGAATATGGAAGAATTCTACCTGAATTAGTTGGTGGCGCAATCGGTGGAACGCTAGGTGGTATTTCTACTTCTCCAACAGTGGTTGGTGTACCAGTTGGTGTAGCTGCTGGGGCAGCAGGTGGATCTGTTGTTGCCGGGGAAATTTATGACCAAGCATTAAGATCTTTCTTTGGCGCGGGAGCGGAAGATACAAGGAAATTTACTGAATACGCTGAAGATGTTGCTTTACAAGCAACCATTGAAGGTTTATCACCATTCCCAATCGCTAAAGGTGGTGAGATATTAAGAAAAGGTGCTAGTAAAGTTTTCAATGATCCCACAGCAAAAGCTATGTATAAATCTGCTGAAAATCTTGGTTTAAAAGATTTACCACTAGGTGTCACAACAGGGCCTACAATCGCTAAAACAGAAAACGCTCTTTCAACACAAGTTGGTGGCTCTAGTATTGTGAAATCTTATAGCGACTCAATAGATCAATTAAATAAATCTATAGAAAACATTACATCACAAGGCAGCAATCTTTCTCAAGAAGCTGCTGGTGATTTGATATTAGATGCAACCCTTAAATTTGAAGATGATTTTTTAAGAAAATCTAATGATTTATACACTACATTAAATCAACAAATACCAAAAAATAAAATTTTTAAACTATCAAACACAGCAAAAGTTTTAAAAGCAAATAAAGATAGATTTTCCAAAGAGGGTCTTGCTGAGTTATTTGGTAAAAATTTTTCAGATAATTTATCTGAATATTTTGCGGGCAAAGCTGAATTAAATTATTCTGATTTGACTTCACTAAGAACACTTATTGGTAAACAATTAAAAGGCACATTCGTAGTTGGTACATCTCCAGAGTTAGGAGACATGAAAAAACTATATGGAGCTTTGACAGATGATATGTTTAATGCTGCAAAACAGGTTGGTGGTGATGCACTTATATCAGCAAAAATAGCAAATGCTTATTATAAAAAAGGTCAAGACATTATAAATAAACAAATAAAGCCAATTACCACACAAGCAGGAAAAGACTTTATACCTTCTGAAAAAATATTTAAAAAATTAGAAACTAATCTTAAAACTGAACCATCTAAAGCAAATGAATTTTTAAGCAATGTATTTAATAAAAGTTTGGCCAACGAAAATCAATTAACCCTATTAGGAGAAAAACAATTTTTTGATTTAACAAGGGATGCAGGTGGCGAGTTAAGTGTTGGGAAAACTGTAACTAATTTAGAAAAATTAAAAAAAGGAACAGGAAAACTGCCAATTACCTTACAAACTCTTGGAACAAAATTAGATGATGTGGAAACTTTATCTAAAGGTTTTAAAGAAGCGCAGAAATCCATTAATTTTTCTAATACAGCTTTTGGCAATGCTAATAGAGAATTTATGACGGCAATTGGTGCTGGTACTATTGGGGGAATAACCACAGGCGATCCATTTACAGGTCTACAGTTTGCAGCAGGTGCTTATATAACACCTAAAATATTATCTACTGCATTAACAAACCCGGTAACAAAAAAATCTTTAAAGAATTGGGCTACTAAAGCAGATATACCAATGGATGCTAAGGTTGCTACTCTAACCTCTATTGGATTAACAGGGCCACAAGCACAATCATTTATAGAAAATCAATACAGACAAGACAGTTTATTATCAACTGAATAACCCATGCCCCTTGCCACAGAACGAGTTGGTCGTTTTGGTGAATATCTCACAGCAGCAATCCTCTCTCAAGTTTCTGACACAGTAACCATTGTTCCCCACAACGCATCCGCAGACATCATCTTTGAACACAACTTAAAACTGTATAAGTGCCAGGTCAAAACCCAATCACAAATAGAAGAACACAGAGGTAATTGGCGGTTTGATATGCGTAAAGGACAAAGAGTAGCGCATAGAAAATACAAAGATAATGAAATAGATATATTTGCTTTTGTCTCTGTAACGCATAGAAATGTGGTTTTCTCTAAACCTATGGATAAAGGCCAACTCACTATCGTTGATGAACACATGAAGAACAATGATGCTGTCAAGAACATTCAAGACATACTTAAAGATTTGCAATAAAAAACAAAACCCCTTAAACTACGCTAATACACTATAGGGAGATAGTATGACACCTAGTATGACACTTAACGAATTATTTGATTTATACACAAAAGATTTAAACAGGCGTGGTGCTAAGACTGTTAAACGCATTAAACAGTTTTATGACAACGACATCCGATTAGCTCTTGGCGATAGAGAGATAAACAGCATCATCAGAGGTGACATAGCACAGCTACACTTCGATGTGTCTGAGAGATCTCCTTATACCTCCAACAAATGTCTCTCTATCCTCAAGGCGATGTTTAACTTGGCTATTACCTTTAGCTACATAGAAAACAACCCGGCATTTAACATTGGTAAGAATCGTGAGATTAAACGCAAACGCTATTTGACCAACGAGGAGCTGATCGCCATAACCGAACAGCTTGATCGTTTGGGCCATAAACCTAGATACAAGCAAGGTTGCAACTTTTTATGGATGCTAATTTATACTGGTGCGCGTGTGGGTGAGATTAGAAACGCTAAGTGGTCTGATATCAAAGGCAATGCGCTGGTAATTAAAGATCATAAGACCGATCACTCAGGCGAGGATCGTATTATCTTTATTACTCCCGGGGTGCAAAAGATATTAGACAAGTGTGAGCGCGTGGGGGAGAGAATCTTTGACATAGATTCACCCAGATATGTATGGGATGTCATACGCAAAGAGGTTGGGTGCGAGGATGCTAGGCTGCATGACATCAGACACTCGTATGCCTCATGGTCATTAGAGAAAGTTAATCTGTCAGAGGTTGGTAATCTATTAGGCCACTCAGATGTAGCGACCACTCAAAGATATGCACATATCCATAAAGAGAAAGCGATAGGAAACGCTAATGTTGTGAGCCAACACATTCATAGCATCGTAGCTAATAGATAGTTATAAGTTATTAATATCTATACAAACATCATCCTCATTAGCGGTGTGAATACCTAGTTTTAATAGGTATTCAGCAACGCTATGTGGCTCTTTATTTGCTGTA